TCCACTCTTTAGATAAGTAGTATTGTCTTTCCTCATCTAAACTTAACTCTATTGCATTCATAGCTGCAAAATCAATTTGCTGCTCTCTGCTTCCTAAAAAAAACTCTTTTAACTTTCCCATCTTATTTGTTTTTGTAGTTTTCAATTTCCACTTCTAAAGCTACCTTTACTTTGGCAAGATTTACATTTGCTTTAAAATATAAAGCCTCGTCAATAATAAACTTAGATAGTTTGTTGTGTTCAATCAATGCTTGCTCTAAATAGTCAAGTCTTACTCTTTCTTCTGCTGATAAATTTGTCATTTGTTTTGTTTTTGTTTTGTCAAATATATAAAAAATTTTATAAACTCCTACTACCTAGTTTTTCGCAAGGTGCATGTCTAAGTTGCATGTCAACCTCTGGTACACCGGTATAATCATCAGCCCAAACTGATTGAGGCTCGTACCATGCACCTACTTTGTGCAGTTGCATCTTTAACTCATAAACTAAATCGCCATTGCCTTGCTCGTTCTCTAATTCCTCAATGCGAGCTTTCATGTTCTTGAGTAGATTGTCAGCAAGTTCTTGCTTCATAACATACTGCTTAACTACTTGTGTGATATGCCCAACAGGATATTCGCCTCCTGTGTAAACTGTGGTCTTGTCTGATGTATCAACTGTTACTTTCATTGTTTTGTTTTTAGGGTTAAAGGAGTATTACGCTCCTAATAAATTCATATTTACCAATTTGTTTACTAAAGTTTCTAAGTTTTTAGATTCCTTAATTTTTTCACCATCGAAAAACAATACCCACTTTTTTCTTCTTTGTGAGAAAAATATATCTATTTCGTAATTTTCAATTTCTACTTCAAATGCTGATAAAGTTTGTAAAGCATTTACATCTTGAATTTCTTGTAATAATTGTGTAGCGTTCATAATCTTGTTTTTTTAGTTATTTTGTTTCTACAAATATATAATATATTTTAAGAATACGTACTATAATATTAAAATAATTTGCAAAAAAAAAGACCTACATCTCTGTAAGCCTTAATCTTGTGGGGATTGTGTAGTTAAAAAAAATGTGTCAGCCTTGCGACTTGTCCTTTATCGAACTCATGTACGAATGCTTCTACTGCTTTTGGAGAGCCTGTGAACCCTTTTCTTGAATGCCATGAATCTGCTGCACTTGGACTTCTTAAATACTCTACTGTTACTCCAATAAAATCCTTTGCATCTCTCCATTTATGTTTTACTTTGTGATGTAGATGGTGTAAATACCAATACCTATATTTAGTTGCTGCCCATAGATCTGGTCTTTCTTGTGCCATCAACAATGGCAAGTTGTCCATTTTAGCACCATCGCCATGCTCTAAGCCTATTAAATTAATTCCGTACTTATAATACTTTCGATGTGCAACTCCTGCATCAACTGAAACGTCTTTTGTATTCCTGAACCAAGCCTTTAAAGCATGTGCCAAATGGAATCCACTTTGATAGTCATGATTACTCATTGAATGCACGCAATCAACAGGTGCAACTTCTCTCAGCATCTCTACACATTTAACATAGAGCTGCAATGCTATCTCGTAATGTTCCCACCATTTGCCATCGCAGTCTTGTGGTGTTCCTTTTGTTGTGGTGTTATATACATTATCAACGTGGAGTATATCGTTTCCTATGCAGAACAATACTCTATCAATCTCAAAGCCTTTTGATTTTTGTATCAAACCTTGAACTCCCTCAATAACCCTAGATACTGCAATAGGAATGTTGTAATCTTCTCCTGTTTCTTCTGCGTTTGCGTATTTGCCTATGTGAATATCAGCAGGGTTTATAACTAATAGATGCCGACCTGATTTGTGTTTGATTTTTGGATATGTTGGTGCGTGGTTTTCGATGAATGTATTGAGCCTACCAAATATGCCCTTTTCATCTATTCCAGAATCTTCCTTTGTTACAACTGAGAACCTAAGCTCTCCACCCATGTTCTGCCAATGCTTGACTGAAACAACGTCTTTTTTGTCAATCCCTCGCTCCTGTAAATGTAAATCAAGAGCTGAATTGTCGTTGATGTTTTCTAAGGTGTTTGCTCTGTGCTTTTTAATTAGTTCAATCTCGCTAGGTTTTAACCTCATTCGATTCCAACTATCTTTTTTCTTTGTCATGCTTTAGAGAATACAGTGAAACATAATGGCAAGATAGCAATAAAACTTAACATGACGTTAAGCTCCGTTAATCCATTTGATGCCATGTCTGAAACTGCTGCCGTAACTAGCACTCCACTTACTGAACGCTTTGCACTCCACTTCTTTTGACGTTGTCCCTCTTGGAAGACTTCACTAATCTTTCCGACTGCTTTCGCTATTGCTCTCATCTTTATAAAGCCATTTTAAATAATAAAACAAACAAACAGGTATTGATAATATCAAAGTTGTAGTTAGTGAACTCATTTAATCTTATCGTATATAAACAAGTTAATGATAGTATCTAATCTTCCGAATACTGCATTATCTTTCTCCGTTGGTGTAAGATTAACAACAACCTTAATAAAAGCCAACAAGCCTATTGTAAGCTCTCCCCAATTTTGGGCAATAAAATCAATCATAATAAAAGTCTAAACAAATGAAACAAAAAGGTAAATATAAATAATGGGCAATCCCATCATCGTAACGCTTGGTGTAAACTCCCAAGAGTATTCCTGTGTAAAATCCTAAAGATAATTCCCAACTCATTAGTACAACCACATTACTTGCTGAGGCGACTCTACATCGTCATCAGCATGAATAAAAGATTTAGCTATTCCAATGCGTGTAAATCCTGCATCAAGCAAGCCTCTCACTATTTGCATTCTTTGATATGAACTCATGCAAGAAATATCAAATGCAGTTCCTCTTAAATGTGCTGAGTTTGGCTTTCCTCCAACTTCCATATTATGTGCTTTGCTTCTCCAAGAGCTTGTAATTGTAAATGGTACATCTGCAAACTCTCTTGCCAGATCTAAACGCTCTAATGACTTTTTGTTAATCTTATCAAAGCAATTCTTTCCATCACAGGTAAACTCTTCCTTTATAAAAAATCTAGGATTCATCTCTTGTTAATTTCTTAATGTTATACAACAACGCACTTACAAGAACTAAGATAGTTAAAACTTGCTCAACTCCGATAAATGTAACACCTAAAGCACCAAAGTTGATTCCATTAAATATGACTGTATCAATCTTTTCGTTCATTGACTTTAATTTTAGCTAAATATGTCTTTAGCTTCTTGATATTCTTTTTCTTTGGCTTGTACCCCATTAATCTATTTTGATACCCGGATTGTATGCGTTACCTATTGGCTCTATATCTGCATTTGAGTTTGACGAATACTCAGGAAAAGAGCTTGTCTTATAAATCAAATAGTCTATAATTCTCTGCCCATAAAACTCTGCTGAATCCATTTGCTTTCTAATCAACCAATCAACATCGTTCTTAGTTGCAGCAGTTCCGTTCTCACTATTCTTTTGAGTAATCGAACCATTTGCAATCTTATAAGAAATAAATGGCAATGCTTCTACAATAGCATAATGCACTAAAGCATCTTGTATATAGTCATCAACTAAAGTTTTATAAGCACCTGCTAAAGTTCCTGCCTGTATCTCTGCTTCTAACTTCTCATATAACTTTGTTCCTAAGATAGCTTGTAAATGCTTGTCTTGTGAAATCTTAACGAACGGAAGCAAATACTCCGTATCTATGTTATAATTTAGAGCAGTTGATGTTTTCAACCTGTCCTGTGATATGAATAAAACTGTTGCCATTATCTATTTTTTAAACTTCCTCTATTCGGTGTGTTAATCGGTGCAACTGATTCATCGCCTTTTTGTACAACATAAGGATTGTTTCCTACTCGCTTATCATTGTCAAGACCTTTGTTCGGTAAGAACTTTCCACCCTCTTGCTTTCTGAAGTAGATTCTTCTCATCCAACCATGATAACAATAAACCCCACCTTTCCAAGTGAATAAATCGTATGTGCTTTGTCCCTCAGGTGCAAACTGACCATTTACTCCATCTCTGCTCATTTTCTTTATATCCTCGTATCTAAATTCGATACCTGCATCTGACATCATCATCATCTCAGTACAAAATGGTCTGCTTGGATTCTTAGCTGATTTAGTTGTAGTCTTTGCATAAGCATAACGAACTTTGTACAAACCAACATCTAGCTTCTTGTTGCCTATTGAAGCAGTAGAGCGCTTTTCTGGATTCGCATCGCTTTCTCTTGGCTTTCTATCAAAATACTCTTTCTTAGTAAATACGGAGTTCTCAACATTCTCTATCTCCTGCACTTTTCTTTCTGCCCATTTAAAGCCTGCATCTCCTCCCCATAATAACCAAGCTATCTTCCCTTTTGATGGATAACCCTCATCGCCACTTTTATAACCTTTGCCTCCTTTTGTAGCTTTCTCATGTCTGCTAAAAAAAGAGTACATTCTTTTTATTGTTTCAATAGATAGGTTTTTGCCGTTTGAAATATCTCTTGCTCTTGCAACTCCTACCTCAGTTCCACCTCTGCCATATTCTCTACGCATTTCAAGACCTCTTGCAGCCTCGTCAATCATTTGTTGAGTTGGCTTTGTATCTATGTCCTCAAGAGTTTTAAAGTTGTGAAATGTATCGTCAGATGTATCAACAAGCTCTTCATGAACTAAATCCCAATCATCTTCGTTATTCATCTCTCCGTACAACTTCAGCTCTTCAAGTAATGTTTCAGACTTAGCATCGTCAAGGAATGGTCTATCGTCATGCTTACAAGCACTCATTTTAACACCTGTTTCCTTTTCTTTTGTTTCCTTGTCTAAGTCT